TTTAAGAAACTGTCCATGCTTTGACCTTCTTGGTCTGTGTCTTCCATCCATTGTTCTACCAATGGGTTATTGATTAACAGTCCAATATCACGTTTAGGTAGTGTTCTAAACAAGAAGCTACGGTAAATGTCTACTGTTGTTTGCACATGGTTATCTAATGGAGTGCTGTTAAGGCGTTTTCCATACTGGTCCCCAGGCGCTTGATTTTCACCAATGTATTGTGTTAAGTAACTACCACCTTTATACAATTCACCACCCACGTATGATTTGTAATGATAGTTGGCCTGTTCAGCTACAGAACTGTAACTTGGATGGGTTTGTTCTAGTTGTTCTAATGTTAACATAATTATATTTCCTTTATAAAGGTAGTCATTCAATAATGATCAGTTATTGTCACTCTATATCAGTTATTTATCCTTTTAATAATGTCCAAATAACTGTGCACCTACGGGTGCGTCTTTTGGTTTGTTTGTTCTGATAGGGTTTATCCAATGCACAAGATAACCTAATGCATCATTCATGTGGTCTAAATTACCACCTTTGTCTGGAATATGTGTGCCTAACTTGTATGTTTGGCTACTAATACATTTGATCAAGTTCTTACACTTGGGATCAACACGTAGTTTTACACTTCCGTCTACTGATTTAAGGCTTGCATTTACACTTGCAATCCTGTCTTTAACAGGTGGATTAATACTTTTAACTTTTAATGTAAATCCACTGTTGCGTAGTATGTGATGGTCTGAAGTATTTGAACTGGTTTTTCTTGCTTGTCCTGATGCATCTGGATACACCCATAACCTATTGTCCGGATATCTGTTTAGCAATTCTTCTGCCATTTCATATGTGTTTGAACCTTCCATACTAATCTCATCTATAACGCTTATTTCATTGCCATTAACTCTGGCTATTGCAGCTACTAGTGGACTAACGTTAAAGTCCATTGCAACGTGTAGTATTTCATTCTTTTTGAAGTCTATGTCTTGTTTCTTTATATGTTCTGCACTGTTCCAATTGTAATAGATAGCACCTGCATAGCTTTCAAAACTTGCTTCATACTCTTGGCGGAATTCCTTCTCACCTAATTCATTACGTGCAGCATCAATCTCTTCTTCAGGAACATTACCACCTTCAATTGTTGTGTATTGAAACGCACTCCAATTGTCTTGACTTGGTGCACCTTGCCACAGTTCATATATCCAACTACCTTTGCCTTGTGGTGTAGTAATAAACATAGCACCACCTTGTCTATCTGACAGGGCTGGTCTACATACTTCAGTCCACATCTTTTGATTAATCATTGCTGCTTCATCCATTACCAAGTAGTCCATGCTTACACCACGCAAGTTATCAGGGTTATCACCTGAACGTAAGAATATTTGACTTCCATTTACTAACTTAATAGTTAAATCACTTTCATTAATCTTCTTTGCCCACCTACACCGTATAAACTTCTCTTTGATATCATCCCAAAGGATTTGCTTACACATCTTGTATGTTGGTGCAACATAAAAGATCTTACTGTTGGGAAACCTTGCATGTTTGGCCATCTCATGCATTGATAACCAACTCTTTCCCCAACGTCTTCCTGCAACAACAACTTTAAATCTATTGGCGTCATTGCTTACTGTTTGTTGAACATCACTTAGTGGCATTACAAATTATCTCACAGCTTTCACTATCCATATATTCTCCATTGCTAAAGAAATGTCTTGTTACTGTTTCTCTTTTAACTTGTCCGCCTTCTACAAATATTGTTTCCAAGCGTTGTGTTTTTATTTTACCATCAGGTTGATCCAATTTGGTATCCCAATGGTCACTATTAATATGTCTTTTCATTACTTCTCCTTGTTGCTTTTTGAACCTACGTATAAACCAAACCAAGCTGCACCTGCACCAACTATAGTTGATATAAAGCCAGCTTGTGCATTGCTAGGATTTTCTAACGCCATAAACCATTGTGTTGAGTTGTAGAATACAACCATATAGAATAGTATTAGTAGCCTAGGGATTATCCTCCATGCATCTAGGTTGTTGGGGGTTATTTTCATTTATACTACTGCTACAGTGTTAAATGTAGTCCAGAGCCAATAGCTGATTGCAACTATTGCCACAACTGCCCATACTCTTTTGTCTTTTAAATGTTTTTTCATAATACTTCCCCTTTTATTTAGAATACTTCTTTTTACCTTTTTTCTTCTTTTTATACGCCATTTTTAATCATCCCTATTACTGTTGACACAACAAGCAGGCCTAATACCCACCATATTCTATTGTCAATCTTTTCTATTGCTTTTGTTTGTTTGCACATATCAGCTTCCAGATGCCTCAAGTGGTTGTCTTTTATTGTTTCAATTGAATGTTTAATTTCAACAATATCTTTTGCATTTTGTTCTGTGACTTCTGCCCACTTGTGTTCTGATTTGCTCATAATAGCTTTCCTTTTAGTTTAATCTGTCCACGGTAGTATTGTTCCCGCTTCCTCATCTAACGGAGTATCTGTTTGGTTAAGAACGTTTTTACCTAGCCATATCTGCATAGTAACATTGTTCTTTTCCATAGCGTTTCTCCACTGTGCTCTACGTAATGCTATCTTACCTTGGCTTTTGCC